ATTTTATTATTTTCCTTTTCCTTTTTTATTATATAAATATTATAACATATTTTTTATTAAAAATCAAATAAAAATGCGGGCGGGCGCCCAATGCTATTTTAGTCTAGACCCGGCGCCCGCATTTTTTACTAATTCTTCTTTTGTCCATGCCCATGTTTTTCCATAATCTTTAAAATAATAAAAATTAATGTCAGGGCCTGGCCACCCCCAACGAAACCAAAAAGCATCATTTTGCACAGTTGTTTTTAATTCTTCCTTTTTTATAAAAATTATATCTGAAACATCTTTTACAACTCTTCCATACATATCTGCATAAATACCATCATGATTTTTAATAGTATATTTTCCCATAATTACCTCACTAATACTGATTATAATATTCTTGTTCATTTTCTGGCGTTAATAAAAAACGTGTAGTTTCTAATTTTAAATCTTCAAAAGTATAATTTATGTTATATGGTATTCTAATTAATGGAATATTATGTTCAAAACAATATTTATTTTTTAATAAATCATGTTTTCTTGTAGTATCAAAATTATCTTTATTATTCCAACTTTTACTATCTTTCGAATAAAAATAAGTAAAATGTTGAGAACCATCAAATTCAATTAAATATAATAAAGAATTATTATTTCTATTAAAAATTGCAAAATCAAATATTAGTTTATCACACTTTCGATTAGAATATAAATCTGAAAAAGTGTATTGAGTTTGATATTTTATATTTCCACTATCTAACATTTGTGCAATTTTACTTTCATTCATACTATTAATACAACCACAACTTTTAGTATCTCCATTACGAAGATAATCTCCAAAAACAATTACATTTTTTCTACCACATTTTAAACAAGTACAATTCCAATATAGTCCAGTTCGATCTTTTCTTGGACGTTCTTCCTAAGTTGCTTCTCTAATTACTTTTAAAAATCCATAAATTTTTCCAGTTTCATCTTTTTTAACACTATTACGCATTTTTTTCATACGAATGCAACCACAATTTGTAGATCTTCCCGCTCGTAAATGAGTTCCTTCAACATCCTTTTCTTTTCCACAAGCTGTACATACACAATGCCATCTTGCTCGGCCACGTTTATTATTTTCTGCTCTATATAAAACATGCCAATAACCAAAATCTTGACCTGTTAAATCAATTAATTTACTCATAATTATATCCTTTCTGTTTTTTATTCTATTATATATCAAAATTATGAGCAGTAAATTATATATTTTTGACCAGTGTTATTAAAAATATTTATTATCTTACCCACACAAGCTTTTTAGATGCGCGAGTAGCGGCTGTATACATTGCACGAGCATGAGTTTCTTTATCAAATGGAAAAGATTCTTCAAGAACGACAACGTTATTCCATTCACTACCCTGTGCTTTCCAGATTGTAATCGCGTATGCATATGCAAATTCTTTAGGAACAATTTCTCCATATTTAGGACGTAACTTACCCAATTTATAAGACAGTCGCCAATCACAACATTTTTCTCCAGTGATAATCATTTGGCGATCCATCTCTGTCATTTGATAAACATCATTAGTTTCTGGTACAATCAGATCACCAACTAAAACATCAAATTTTCTTATATTACTTTGTACAAATCTGGGAATTTCTCTCCAAGTTTGAAAACTATTTTGAAGAATACCAATGGTTCCATTGATTAAAGCATCACCATTTAAACTTGAATCATCCCAATAATTGCGGAGACATATAATTTTATCTCCATCAACAGGCTCACCAGTCCTACCCTGTAGTGCACGCATTTGATTATTAATAGCTTGACGTTTTGCATTTGTTGCGGTTAGGATTTGATCTCCCCATTGTAATACCCCAGTGTTTAAATCTGAGTAAGGAATAATTTTTACTTCGTTACCATTAAAATAATCAATCGGTTCTTGATTTCTAATTTTCATGGTAAGTTGAATAATTTCAGAATCTTCTTCCTGTCTCATAATTTCATCGAGAAAAACATCTGGATGATCTAGTAAATGATTATCGGCATCTTTAGACACTGGTGGTAACTGACCGGGGTCTCCAAGAAAAATTACAAAAACAGGATAGGATAAAAGATTTTCAACTAATTGGATAGGAATCATAGAACATTCATCTGCTACAATTACTTTATAGTCTAATTGTCCTCTTCTTCTTCTATAAAAAGTTCCATCAGGTTTTGGAATACTTTCATACATTAATTTATGTAATGTAGAAACATTTTTATTTCCTTTTGATAGAAGTACTTGACAAGCTTTTCCAGTATAGGCAGCATAACATACATCTCTTTCTTTTATTCCATGTCTTTCTAAGGCAGAAATAGCAAATTTTACTAGCGTACTTTTCCCACTACCTGCATAGCCCCCTATTACGACATATTTATCATGATGTTCATATTTTCTTAATATTTCTTTTAATGCTTCATTCTGTTTTTCGGTTAAAACCATCTCAACTTCACTCCATCTTCTTTTATAATAATATTATATTATATTTTTTTATTAAAAGAAATACTCATTACTATCTATGATCTCATAATTTTCTATAAAAATTTGAGGATATATTTTTCCCATCCACTCGTTTTTATTACATCTTCCTACAATATTAAGTGAGATATAGCCAGTATTATTATCTTTTAGTTTTTCTCTATCCTCTTCTTTAGCATTAAATAGTAATAGAGCAATTCCTGTTGAGGTGGTGATTTTTATAGTAATTCCTCTTTTTGTGTAAACATTCACCATGTCTGAATTAATTTTTAAATTTTCAATAGCAATAAGTGGTTCGTCTATTCCTTGTCCCCAAAGATGATTCATATTAGCAATATTTAAAATTTCATTAGAATAATCTGAATTTGCTTGCCAAATAGCATCTACATAATAAATAGCCTCATCAGTTATATCTTTTAGGGCGGCATCTGTTTTTTCAATAAAGGCTGGGATATTATCTTTTAAAATACCTAGACCAAATGCACCTTCATGTCCAGCTTCATACATACACTCACCTGTCGCCGCGCAGATATCTTTAAATTCTGTTACTCCAGTTTTACTACAACCTCTAGCAGAACCTTGATATGATATTCTATCACCATCAGTTACTTTTGTTAAGATACAAACTGGCCTTTGATACTTTGCCATAATTTTATTTGCAATTAATCCTGCAATATTTTTATCAATTTGGCCTGGTTCCATTAAGAACATTAAAACTTTATGATCTAAAAGATTTTCATTTTCAATCTTTTTCTTCATAACTTCTACTGCTGCATCTTGAGCTTTTGTTTGGCGAGCTTTTACATTACTAGCAATTCTTACTGCTTGTTCATAAATTTTTTCAGTGTCGCTTTCATGATGGCCTCTTTTGGTAGAAGGAACTTCTTTAAAAGCCATCCAAGATAGCATAGCTTCAAACAAAATCAATTTCTCATCCATAGTTCCACTTCTAACCATCGCGTTAATAAAAGGAACAACATAAAAGCTGATTCCCATTGGAGTTATTTCAGAACCTATTGAAAATCTATTTTTTTCAATCATGCCATATAAGAATGGATTATGAATATTTTTATCTTCAAGTCCTTCTTTTATAAGATAAGAAGTTTCTATAGACCTTAGATCCATCATATCACCTTGATCGCCAACGGCTACAAGATCAAGATATTTATTAGCCTCTTGTTTATCTAAAACTAAATCAAGATATTTACAAAATTGCCAAACTACACCAACTCCAGATAACTCTTTATTTGGATAATCACTTGTCTGATTATTAATAATAATAGCATAAGGATTTTCTATGTCTTGAATATGGTGGTCTAAAATAATAACTGAACATCCAATTTCTTGTAATTGCTGACATTCTTTGACATCATTAGTTCCTGCATCAGGAATAATGACAAGAGACGGGTGCGCCTTTAAAAGATAGTTAATGTGGTCATTTAAACCATGCTGCTTCTCAGTATGAAGGATATATTCTACTTTATTTTCTACCCAATCTGGATATAAATCATGCAGATAATTAAGTAGCAAAGCTGAACTAGTAAATCCATCACAGTCTGCATCTACTATTACTATTGCTTTATTATTTAATTTTACTTGCTCTATGAGGCAATCTGCTGCTTTTCTCATTAGCTCTTTTCCAAATAATAAAGGGGAGTTTACATCTTTTGAAGAGGAATTTAGATAGTGTTGAATATCTTCAATTTTCATTCCTCTATTAATAAGAATTTGCTCTATGGGAGAGTATTCTGGGTTTATTTTATTAATTAATTTATATTTCATTTAAAAAATTTCCTCGTCTAATTATTTTTTCTTCTTATTAAATTATATAAAAAAAATAATGGAATGTCAAGTGACATTCCATTATACTTAAGTTTTATATTAAACAATAATATTTTAACTTGGCGGCGGCTGGTAATCCGATCGGTTTAGCGGAGGCCGCTTACTGATTCACGATTCTTATATAACTGTAAGAATACATTTTTACCTTTATCAGTAGGAGAATCTTTATATTCAAGCAATCCTTTTCTGTCAACAATAAAAGAAATATGAGTATATTTCCCATACTTATTAAAAATTTCTATAAATTTTTTAGTCCACTTGGCCCACTCTTCTCCAGAATCAGTTTGATATTGTTTATCTAGGGCTATTATTATTTCTTTTGGTTTTAAAGAAGCCAATAATTCAAATTGATGATTAGAAAAATTGCTTCCACAAATTGCACATGAAATGTCATTATTTAAACCAAAATATGACGCATATTGTAATGAACTTTTTTCGCCTTCAAATACGATTGCTGTACCAATATTTTTTATATTTTCTTTTGACCAATTTAAATTATAAAGATTAAATCCTAATGGATGATTCCACAATTTCCCATCTATATAAGCTGGACGATATTTTCCATTGATTTCTTCATCCTTTATAAGAGTTCTTTCTCTTACTCCAATTAATTCTCCATCTATGTCATAATGAGGAATAATGATTCCATCGTTTTTTGGATCATAACAAATATTTTTAGCAGCACATATATCAGATGAGATACCTTCTCTTTCCCAGTTTAGGATTCTTGGATGCGGAAAATTATGTAAAAAGTTATCATTGTAAGTCTTGAAAGTATTTTTTTGCTTTTGCTGAACTTGGTCTACTTTGTTCCATTTTTGAAGATATTGCCAATCTTGAAGTTCTTCTTTCGGAATTGTAATTTTTTGCTCAAAATTCAGAGCAAAGAAGTTATTAAGGAATTTTGCTGCATCTATCATTGTCCAAGTTATACCCTTTTGAGCTTGAACTTTAATCATCAATTCTAATACGTCAAAAGAATCACAATTGGTATAACAGTGCATAATAGCCATGTCATCGTTCAAGTATGTATAAAGCTTGTGACTTCCTTCACCGGGGTGGTTGTGGCAAATAGTATCTGAGATAATTGTTGTACGATTTTTCCGTTCAGGATTTGCCCCTAAATATTGTAAAAGATTAAACATCATATCCATATTAATCTGACGTTTAAATTCATTTTTATCAAACTTAAAATCTTTCACTTGACAACTCCTAAAAATTTATGTAAAATAAAACCGTTAATGAAAAACAAAAAGAAGTTTTAGTTATATGTAGGAAAAATATCTGGACAATCTCTTCGTGCAATTCTTCTCATAATAACAGATTGTAATATATGAATGCCTTCTGCCACATCTTCCACATCACAATCATGTTGTCTATCTTCTTTTTCAAATAATTCTAGAAAATCATTATATAAATTACTTGTTTCTGTTATAATTTGTCTTTCTTTATCTGTTATCATATTCTTTTGCATCTTTCATTATTCTTCCCCAAGCGCAATTTTCACATTCTTTATTGCATATATTGGCGGCGCGGGAGCAAAAATCTTTTGCCCACCGCATTTGTTTTTTCCAATATCTTTTTTCTTTGTTCTTTTTTATTATATCAAAAATTTTCATTATTAAAAAGCACTTTCCTCTTCAATATTTGGAACTACATTAATTTCCAATGCTGGAATATCTATAAGCTGGAATTGATAATCAGTAACAAAGACAGGATTAATTTTACAAGTTCCTTTATTTGAAATACACCAAATCAGAATATCTTTATACCGGCCCCGCCTATTCTTATAAACAGAAATTTTTGTATCTGGAGTTGGCAAACCATTTTTTTCAAGAAAAGGTTTTAACGCTTCAAGATCTTCTGGTGAAGCATTTAACATAATTTCTCCACAGTCAATTTTATCGGCAATAGATTTTGCACCTCTTAAAAGGTTTTGGTCATAGACCTTAGCATCTTTGTAATCTCCATTTAACTGAGTTGCAGATTCAATAAAGATTCCATTTTCTACACAAATATCTTTTAATTTAACCGAAATCATGAAAAGAACATTATCTTCTCTTAATCCTTTTACAGAGGCGCGCCCAGAGACTTCACTTAATATTTTCATACTAGAATGAATATAGTCAAAAAAGATATATCTAGTTTTGTACTCTCTAATAGAAAATTTAATAGCATTTTCTATATCTTGCAGACTAAAATCTGGCATAGTTTTTATTTCTATTGGACTTTTTTTCAAAAGATTGGCAGCATAACAAACTCTATCCCATTCTCCATCTTCATACTTATTATAAAGAATATGTGCCTCATCAACATCAGAAAGAAAAGCAATCATCATTGTTTGCAATTCATCTTTTTGCTGTTCTGTTGAGATATATAAGACAGGTTCTTTTGTTCCATTATTTTGCCATACTCCATCTTTATAAATTTCGTCGCATCCTACAGTACAGGCATCAGCGATCATTCCTCTAGTTTTACCAACACCAGTAGCAGCAGATCTAAGATAAAATTTACCGAGCCGCGCCCCCCTAGTCACATAATTAGAAATATTTCCAAAAAGAGGAACTCCAATTTCTGGATATTTTTTTAATCTTTCGAGAAGTTCAATAGCTCCATCTCCTGCTTGAGAAAAAGCTTCTTCTGCTCCATCAACATATTTAATTTTAATTGCTTCAATTCGTTGATCTATAATTTCAGCAATTTCTTCTTCTGTATGATTATCTAACCAATCTTCCTGGGCCTGTTTTTTCTTTTGATCTAAAATATTGTCAATATCATATAAAGAAGATAAATCCATACCAGCTTTTTCTTTATACATTCTAAACAAAGTCATTTTTTTAACTCTGTGATAATAAAAATCAAAAGCTGCTAATTGTGTACTGTTAGCTAAATCTTGAAGATATTTTTCTCCATTATTTATTTTAAATTCAGCTAACATTTTTGGACGTTGTTCAAGATAAGTTCCAATAGTAATCTCATTTATTTCTTTTGCTCCAAGAGCATGAAGATTATAAATTGAACCAAATAAAATTCTATGAAAACTCTCTACAAAATCTTCTTGATTAAAATGATATTTTTCATTATCTAAAAGAGAAGGATTCAGATACACTCCCCCCAATACTTGCATTGTTGCAGGAATATCAACATATCTAGAACTCATTAATCGTCTTCCTCCTCAAACCATAATTTCTGCGGTGGTGTCCAACTACGAGGAGATTCAATTGTAATTTTTTCTATATGAGAAGAGTAATCTTTTACTTGAATCTTCTGTTGAGCTAAATAAATTTTATAATAATATTGTTTAGCTTCTTCGTACTTATATTGGATAATACCGATTCCACCCTTGGCAGCTTCAATTGGATTATGTTGAATTTCAAATACATATTTTAAGGTAGACAATATACCACTATATGTAAAATTGTATTTGTCATGAAATTGTTTTACCTGGTGCTTTACTTTCATATAATCCATTGTTGAACCAAGTATTTTTTTAATATAAGCATATAAAGCTTCTTCATCTTTTTGTTCTTGTGTTAATGAAGCTTTATACTTTTCATAACACTTTTTATGAGCATAACGTCTTTCTGTTGGTTTTACCCATTGAATAGTTTTATCATTTCTATCAAAGGTTTTTCCACAATAAAGGCATTTTACTAAAGCTTTAGCCATATGTCTTTACATTCCTTTCATTATATATAAATATTATATCATATTTTTATACAAAAATAAAGAGGTGATAACATCACCTCTTTATTATAAAAGGAATAATTTAGATCATTTAATAAGCTCTTTCAAATCTGCAAGAATAAGAGAAATCTGTTCAACTTGATCTCTTGTAGCATTAGATACTTTCTTATTTTTACCAAGGTACCTTTCTACAATTTGAGTAATTCGTGGAGCATAATCAGCCATCTTTTCCTTTGGAATAGATTTAATAAGATTATCAATTTCAAGCATCATCTTATCATAATCAAATTCCTCTGGAGCACTCATTTCTGCTCTTGTTTCTACTACAGATCCGGCCCCACTGATTTCTTCTTCCTTATTGATAGCTGTATTAAGAGCATCTTTCATATAAGTATATCCTAGTTTTGCTCTAGGTTCCATATATTTAAATCTTGAACCTGCATCTACTGTTCCATCAAGAGAACGAAGTAACATATATCTTTCGTGATCTTTTGGATCTTGATAAAAATATGAAATAATATCTGCCATATTTTCTACAATCTTATTTACAGAATTAGATACAGTAGGAACAATTCTATCATAAGTTGAACCGTCTGGACGCGTAATAGTCTGAACTTTGCTATGAGAAATAAAAAGAACAGCGTATCCTGCCATAGTTAAATCATGGAAAGGCTGTTCAAACTCTTTCTTGAAAGCGGTCCATCCTTTGCCATACCCAGCTTCACCGAGGCTGTCTATTCCAAGCTGATTACATACATATTTTTCACAATAACTAGCTGCAATGTCTATTGTATCTACTGCAATACTAGGGAATTTTTCTTTGAATTTAGGATCTTTAACAAGTCGAACAAAAGTTTTAATATCCGCCCAACTTTGCATTTTTCGACCATAGGCGCCAGTCAAAGCATTTGTTCCAGCTTCACACTCAAGAATGAACGAGTGCATATCACGAGCAAACGTAGTCTTGCCAATCTTCATTTTGTTATCATAAAGTTTTTTATCTTTATTTCTTGTATTTTTTATTCATACAAGTTCAGCATACCTTTTTATCTCAACTCATGAGATATGTAGTCTCTTGGAAATTTTATTCATTTAAAGGTTTTACTTGTCTTAGGATTTCTTCAAAATGATCTTTTTTTCTTTTTAAGAAAAGACTATTTGGAGTGTATAATATATTATAAATTTTTCTAGTTGCAGAAGAGGAATATTGGCATCCATAAAGAGGATGTTCTCTTTGCCAAATTTGAATTTTTACTTTTGGAATTTCGTATTCATCATATAGAAAATCAACAATCCATTCTATTATTTCTTTAGTAGCGGAACAAACTTGCCAACGAAGATTTCCATTTCCTCGCCCATTGGAGTTTTGGATTAAATTTATACTCCCATCTCCATCGAAATATCCTCTAATATAATCGATCCAATATTTTTTGTCTAATTGATAAGGTGGTTTTAAGATAAAAGTTTTCGCAGGAACAATAGAATATCTAGCAAGATCTTTTTTATGTTTTTCGCAAGTCCATTGTAAGCAAGAACAATCATAACCATTTGTTGAAATATAATCTTTAACAGTCGTTTCTAATTCTAGGGTTATTTTTATCTTCTCTAAAATTTCTTTATCTTTTCTAGCTAACCCGATTTTAATTTCATTAGAATCTTTTCTAATTGTTCCATCAGCCGCAATAAATCCCATCAACCATGCCATATCTGGGTTTTCATTAGACTTAGAAAAAAATTTTTTATTTTTATGTTTTTCTCTATTTTTATTAGATAACGTAGCCGCTTCTGAAAAATTTCTAATTGGAATATTAGATTCTTTAAGAACTTTCTTGATTTTTCCTGGATTATTTACTCCAAGAACCTTTTTTGAAATATAAAGTTGTCCTCTATGTTCTTGAGTATATAATTTAATTATTTCTTGCTTTTGCTCTTCTGTAATTTTTTTAATGACCCCCACTCTGAGCGTCCTCCTTTAAATGTTATTTTTTTCTATGCGTTGTGCGTGTCAAAGCTTTTGAACTAAGACTTCCGCTCTGATTAGCTTTTCAGCTTTCCAGATTTTTACTACAATGTGTTTTATAATTGCTTATAAAAAGCCCAAGATTTATTCGGCGTTAGGCTCGCCATAAATGAAGGTAATATAGCCTGTAAGATCCCTTGATACAGTAGAAGGTTTAGTATTCAATAAATCATCTAAGTTAAAATTAGCCATTGAATCTCCTTTTTATAAATTATTATTTAATAATTAATAAGTGAAATATAGGTTGGGAAAATCCCAACCTATTATTCATTAGAACTTAAAATCGCCAGTCGGAATCTTTGTTTCAGAATTTGTAAATGCTGATTCTGTATTGCCCTGTCCATGAGAAGCGTAATACTGTTCGCTGTTAGCCTTTTTTTCAGCCAACATTACATTTCTGTTTTCCATTGCCTTCTGCACATCTTCTGGAGTCAGAACTTCTCCTTCTCCAAATCCATAAGGTTCTTTTGCTGCTCCTGTGATAACCCATTCACGAACTCTTCTCTGCTTAATATCTACTTCAGGCTCGCCAAAAGCAGATTCTTCCTCTGTCTTTTGAGTCTCGATTCTACTTACAATCTTTCCCCAAACCTTTGTGAATACTGGCTGAGAAGTAGAAGGATCAAGACTTTCAAAATAAGAAATTGCATCTTCATTTCTAAGAGTAAATGTTGCAGGGATAATATCTCCTCTGAAATTAAAAGCGGCAGCTCTAAGTGTTGCATAAGCTCCATTTTCATCATCATCTTTTCTTGTTACGTTTGTAATAAGAAGATCTGTAGTGAACTTATTTCTTTCAATTCCCTGTGGAGTAAGTTCATTAATGATATTTACAAAACCACCTTCATTACGAACCTGAGATACAACTTCTTCCTGTCCTCTCGGATAAAAATCATTAACAGCCAGAGACGGAGTGCATCTTACCTTCATCGCCGCATCATGGCCAACCTTAACAATTGTCTTGTCTTCGTCCATAATACGCTTCAAAGCTGTATAAGTCTTATTTTCTCCACCACTCTTTGTAGTTGCAGTTACATAACGATAATAGATAGTAAGAACATTCATATCATCGTCAGTTGTAGCTACATCAATAGAACCACTAATAAATTCCTTACCAAAATTCTGAGAACTCTGATTAGAAACCTTCTTAATTGTCAAATCCTGCTGATAAATTCTTCCTTCAATTTGTTCTGTGTTTGCATTCTGTCTTGGCATATTTTTTCTCCTATTTATTTTTTCTTATATAATATAAAAATATTTTTTAATTGTCAAACTGATAATTTTTCCCGTTTTCTGTAATTTTGTAAGAAGTCGGATTAGCGCCTACTTTTTCTACATATCCATCTGTTACAAGTTTTCTCATTGCGCCTGATACTGATCTTGAATTAGATCCCATTTCTTCTCCAAGACTCTTAGCAGTAAAACTTTCATCAGGTCGAGTCTGAAGAAATTTAAGCACGGCCGCCCCATTTTTAGTCATTTTCTGTGCACGGGAGATATTTGTTACTTCATCATATAATTTACTAAAATCTTCTTTATTTGTTAGTGTAATTGCTTTTGTAATAAATTCTTCTTTTGTCATAATTTTATATTTTTTCTCCTTTATTTTATATAAATATTATAACTTATTTTTTTTCAAAAAGCAAGTATTATAATCATCTTCCCATGTAATAAGCTGCTTTGCATATGGAAGAGTTTCAATCCATTTTATAAAATCTACACTCCATTCAGTTAGTTTATGCTTTTTTCTTTGAAAATACATATTACGAAGATTTGCATAACTTCCACTCCAAGTGATAGTATAGTTATATCCCATTGGAAGAAGTTGTCTCATAATTCTAAAATATGTATAATCTTTTGTCTGAGTGTAAAGCTGTCTATATTTATTTACAATATCAATAATCGTCTGAAGATCTTTATATGAATCAACAGTAGCGCTGTTTGTATCATTTACTGGAAATAGCTGAATTTTATCAATACTGAAATCATCAATAGTATAATCTCTAGATATTCCTTTATGCTGTAAAGAAGTTGAATTCCTTGTAGTTGCAATTTTATAAGTATCAAGTTCCGCTAACCAATAAGCTGGCCCAGTAATATCAGTAGAAATAAAAATCTGACGGAGGAATTTTGCATCGCTATTACCAGCTTTAATAAGATTCTGAGCTAATTTCATGTCTGCTGGGCCAATAAAAGCAACATCAAAAGCAGTGTCATAGTCATTTCTTTTTAAAATTCCATTTTCTAGTAATTCCACATCTGTATCTTCAACTCTATCTGCATATTCTTTAGATGTAGAATCAAGAGCTGGAGCTTTTGTTTCTACCCATTTTTCTGCAACAGTAATATCCTCGTAGCTCTCATCATTCACTAATCCAAAGTAACTATCACTTTTTGCCCAACTATTAAGAGGATTTCTCATTCCCCTAAAAGCACCATCAAAATTATAAACATACGTATTTTTAAAGTTTAAAGCCATATTTATCCTATTCCTTTGTTTGAGTTAAAACCAAAATCATAACTTTGATACAATTTTATGTAATATTTTTCTTTCTCATTTAGTTGATCTATTGGACATTCCTATAATAATTCAAAAGTAAAATCTGAAATTGGATATTTTTTCATCATTTCATATAATTTATTATTAGCAGGAGTATCTATTTGTGCGAACCCTGCTTTACAGTGCTCTCTGATTCTTTCTTTTAAATCTCTTGCTTGTCCAATATAGCATTGACCAGTTGGAAGAAAGGTAATTTTATAGATGCCTGTTTTCTTAGTCGTTCCAAAAATTCGACTACATAAATCATTTACTCGTTTAGAATAACAAGATGTCCATATTGCCATTTTAAGGGGGCGCGAGTCGATCAATTCCGCTTCAACCGACTGTAAAATTTTAATATCATGAAGAGATTTATCTTCTAATTGCAAAGAATAAAACTCTTTTTCAGATTTTATTTTTTCTTCTTTTAGAAAAGCTTCCTGCGCCGCCGCCCGAGTAGCTTCTATTTTTTCTAATTCATTTTTTACACTTTGTAATTGAAAATCAATTTGCTCTTTTTCCGATTGATAATTTTTTAGGAGTTGTTGTTTTTCTACATCTATCTTTTGTTGATATACGTTTAATTCTTGATTTACAGCTTGTTTTATGCTTTTGCAATAATCATTAAGTTGTTTATCTGCGTTTTCCTTACCTGTTATATAATATTGTTGTATTTCAACCTGCTACTGATGTAATTTTTTTATTGCTCTATCTCTTTGCTAATTTAATTCATAAAGTCTTAATTCTATTTCTTTTTTTTGATTAGAAAGATTTACAATTTGTTGCATTAATTCTTTTTTCTAATTATTTTCCTAATTGAATTTTTTCTTTTTGATATGAATAGCATAAAAGAAAAAAAGTATTCCAATAATTAGAATGATTATTGAAAATATTAGCATATTAGCTCCTTGTGAAAAATAAAAGGAGATAGAAAATTAATTCTATCTCCTTAGTAGAAAAATATTACTCCTTCTCATCCGGAGCATCTGGATCAAATTCGCGTCCCTCGTCCGTAAGCTTAATCAGCTTAACCTTATCGTGAGTGCCATCTGAATTTTCTACCTCTGCATCAATTCTCTGCATCAGCCCCTTGCGCTGAAAAGCTGAAGTAACGATTCCATTTACTGATCGAGGATCAAAATCAAGTGCCTTTGCAATATCCTTAGCAGTGATATTCTCGTCCTCATGCTTCTTTACATACTCAAAAACTTTCTTTGAATTCTCTTTAAGTGCCATTTTATTTTTCTCCTTTTTAATGTGCAGAAATAATAAAAGATAAGGGCTTATGTTTTTTCTACACATTTCATTAATAATATTATTTTAATTTACTTGTATTTTTATATCAAAAAAGTCTATAGCAGTTATACTAAATTTTAAAAATATTTTATTGAACAATTTTGTCCCAGTGCCTTATCTCTTCCGATATATTTTCCTTATCTTTATTATGTTTATATTATATTAAAAATTTTATAAATTTTCAACCCTATGAATCGAATGTCTACTTGCATAATTAATAGTTAATCTATGGATATCTTCTATATTTGCAAAGCACCCTTCTTTAATTGCTTTACCTAAATTAAAAGGTTGATATCCTGCATGAGGTGGCGCAAGATTAATATGATACATATCTGTCTTTCCAGAATGATCATGTCCATGAATATTAATTGCCCAAGTTACATCAACAGGTTCATGAGATAAAACAAGCTTTGGAGCAATGACTAATGGGCCATTATAAACTTCATTAAAATAATGATACCAATTATAATTATCTGGTATAGATGTATGAGTTTGATCGTGATTCCCTTTTATTAAAATCTTATAGCATTTTAAGGTTTGTAAATATTCTGGATTTCCTACATCACCGAGATGAATGAGAGTGTCATTTTTATGAAGATACTTTTTCAATATATTCATTTGCTCTTGTTCAGAGATATTATATCCCATAAATGGTCTATCAATATCGTCAAAATGAGTATCAGATATAATAAAAACTGACCCTTTAGCTGACCAAGGCTTAAAACAATCATATAAACTTACAATCATAATTATCCTCCTATTATTTTTAAAGCCTCTTCTTCTGTAATTATAGGGATATTTAAAGATTTAGCTTTAAGATTTTTTGAAGAGGTAGAATTAATATCATTATTAATAAGATAATCTGTTTTTGATGATACTGATCCAGCAACTTTTCCGCCAGCTGTTTCAATTTTATTTTTTAGCCAATCTCTATTTCCGCCTTTAAGCTTTCCTGTAATTACGAAAGTTTTATCGAGACTCATCTGATTTGATACAACAGGTGCCGCCATTTCCTCAAAAGTCAAGTGACCTGCAATTGCATCAATATCTGTGAAATCAAAATGCTTAATTTCATAATCAGCTACTTCCCCAAAATCTGGCAATTGAGTAAAATCAAAATTATCAATAACTGCTTTTCTAAAAGATTGCCATGATGCAAAACGTTTTGCTAGCTGCTTAGATGCTGTTATTCCTACTTGTGGAATTCCTGCTGCTGAGATGCATCTCCACACTGGAACGTTTTCAATACTTGTTTCTATTGAATTAAGAATTCTTTCAACAGATTTGACTCCAAATCCTGGCTTTTTACTCCATTCTACTTTATGTTCATTTAAATAAAATAAATCAACTGGACTATGTAACCATCCCCAATCAATCAGCTTTTGCATTGTCATTTTGGAAATACCTTTAATATCAAGACCATTCTTCCCATAAATATGATCGAGAATATTGACATATCTTGAAGGGCATTTTTCATTTGGACAATAAAGAATCTTAGACTCGGATTCTCTTTCATTTTTAATAACAAGTGGTTCTCCACAAAAGGGACAGGTATTAGGAATCTTAATAATTTTATCTTTTGGAGGAACTGTATTTAAATCTGCTGAATAAACTTGAGGAATAATTAGCATTGATTTATATACTTCTATTTTTTGTCCATTAAAAGGCTGTTCTCCTAAAATTTGTTCCATTATATATAAATTATGGAGACTCGCTTTTTCAACCATAGAGCCTTCTATTTCGACAGGATCAAACTGAGCAACAGGAGTTAATATGCCAGTTCTTCCCATACTAAAATCAATATTTCTTAAAATTGTAGGATACGTCTCATCGTAAAATTTATATGCGATAGCAGCGCTAGGGTGATGACTAGTTTCACCTGCTGCCGCATAGTCAGCACAATTATTTATTTTAAATACTACTCCGTCAATAGGATAACCTAATAATTCAGATCTCTTTTTGACATTATCTATTGCAAATTGATAATCTCCATCACAAGATATTGGATCAGAAGTCCCATGAGGGACAATATAGAACCCAAGTTCTGCCAATTTGTCTAGTTTTTCACTTAATGTTTCTGCCTCTACTCCGCTAATACAATCCCATGCTACGAAAGTCAGATGTCTCTTGCTACACTCTTTACTATCAAGAAGTCTAATAGAACCCGATGCAAAATTTCTAGGATTCTTATATTTGTCTTTAAACTGCTCAAAATCTTTGTAAGTACAGATCATTTCTCCATCTACAATGACTTTTCTATCTGTGATACTAATTCTTTTTGGGATACTGGGAACGACTTTTGCATTGTGAGTAACATCTTCTCCGACAGTTCCGTTGCCTCTTGTTTCAGCTCTTTTAAGAATTCCATCTTGGTATAAAAGAGAAATAGTTAGACCATCCATTTTTGCCATCGCTATCCATTCTTTATTTCCGAACTTAGAATATAGCTCTTCTACATCTTTCGTTTTATCCAAGGATAGCATTGAATGATTATGTGTAACTTTTTCAAGTTTATTTACAACTGTATAAGAGATTTTTTGTGTTGGAGAATCTTTAAATTTAATATTAGTTCTATTTTCAAAATCTTTTACTTCAAAATAAAGATCATCCCATTCTTCATCACTAACTAGCGGTCGCCCCTCGTCATAAGCTTTTGTTAATTCATTTAATTGCTTAATAGCTATACCATAATCAATTTTATTTGCGATCATTATTTTCTCCAAAAGTCAATGCGTATTCCGTCAGCCACTTACTCCAATCAGAATCTTCTGGGAACCAAATGTCAGAGCATTTCTTTTCTCCTAAACACCATCCGAAGAAATTACTAATAAATTGACCAAATCGCCAATCTGGAAAAGCTTCTTTATGGATTTTGTGAAGCAAATCATAAAAATTATCAAGTCTATCTGGATTTCTCATATTTATCACCTCTCTTATTTCTTATAATAATTATATCATATTTTTTATAAAAAAGAAATGAGGGGATTTATCCCCTCATTATTTTATAATACAGTTACTCTAGTAGCAATATCATTTTTAATCATAAGATTGCCCATTCCTACTCTACTTAGAGTAGGAATATCATCGGCTTCTATACAAATAGATTTGGTTTTTCCAAGTAATAAAACTCGGTCAGAATCATTAAGGGCGGCCGCCCCTTCAATTTTTCCTTTATAAGTGAGAACTCCTTTACCGCCTCTAGTTTGTTTTGGATATTCTGTAATATTCGTTTTTTTAGCACATCCATTCTCGCCAAAGACAGCAATATATTTTTTATTTTTTACAATAATGTCTTCAATAACATAATCACCATCAGACAGTTTGATTCCTTTTACCCCACTTGAAGCACGCCCAGTTGGATTAACATCAGTTGTAGAAAATTTAATGCTCATCCCATTGTGGGTAATAAGAACTATATCTTCATTATCTACAAAAGATACACCTATGAGTTCATCATTGTCTCTTATTTTAATAGCTTGAATTCCAGTTGATCGTTTTCCATTTAAAAATTCTGTTAATTCAGTCTTCTTAATTAGACCCTCTTTTGTAGTAAAAATAACATATTTAGGATTGGCTTCTCTATTTAAAGAGGTTATTGCAGACACTTTCTCATTATCTTTCATCTGTAATAATGATCCAATCCACTGTCCTTTAGAAACATTTGTTCCTGTTGGAATTTTATCTACGAGTAAGCGATACATTTTTCCCATATTAGTAAAAACTAATAAAGTATCAATTGTATTTGTAGAAATTGTATCAAGAGTAACATCATCTAATGCTTTTACTCCTGCCCCATTTCGATGCTGAGTTCTAAAAGATTTTTTTGGAATCTTTTTAATATCGCCAGTTTTTGAAATAATTACCACAACATCTTCTGGAGTAACCTCTTCAATGATTTTATCTTCTGGTTTTACTTCAATATGAGTTAACTCTGTTCTACGGGCATCCCCATATTTCTTTACTAAATCTGCCAAACGAGATTTAAGAATATCCTTTTGACGATTTTCATTCGCAAGAATATCTTTTAAATCTTTAATTTTATTCTCAAGTTCTTTAGCTTCCTGTTCAAGTTCAACTTTTTCAAGTTTTGCAAGAGAAGAAAGTCTCATAGCTAAAATTGCTTTAGCTTGATTTTCTGTGAATTGATATTTCTTAATTAAATTTTCTTTTGCGGCAGCCGCACTTTCAGAACCTTTAATCAACGTTATGATGTTGTCAATATCCTCAAGTGCCCGCAGCAAACCATTAACAATTTCAAGTCTATCAATAGCTTTATCTAAATCAAATTTAGTTTCTCTTGTTATACAATTAATATTGTGGTCAACATAAATTTTAATGCAATCTTTAAGATTTAATTCAGTTGGTACTTTATCAACAAG